GCATCTGGCATGAAGTACTGACCAAGATTAGCGCTGCCCAGCGTCAGTACATCATTGCTTTACTTCGACGCGGTGTGAAATTAAATGCAGCACCTAAGATAAAATTATCCACGATCCATGGCGCAAAAGGTGGAGAAGCTGATAATGTTCTACTTTTGACAGACCTGTCTACCAAGTTTGCAAAAAGTTATGACACCAATCCTGATGACATCAATCGGTTGCTCTATGTTGGTATCACGCGCACTCGTAAAAACCTGCACTTGGTCATGCCACGCAGCAACCAGAAAGGCTTTCGACTGTGACGCTACCACTATTTCCGCCCACCTCCGAGTGGGTTCCTCCCGCCTCTTTTCCTGATCTGTCTGACGCCAAGGAGATCGCAATTGATCTGGAAACGTGCGACAGAAACATGGAACGGTTCGGCCCCGGATGGCCAAGAAATGACGGTTACATTGTCGGCTACGCCATTGCTGTTGAAGGATGGCGAGGTTACTACCCAGTTGCTCATGAGGGTGGAGGTAACCTTGACCGTGGGATTGTTGAGCGATTCATTCGACGTGTGCTTGACCTTCCATGTCCCAAGGTCATGCACAACGCCGCCTACGATCTTGGATGGCTTCTCGCCTCTGGATTTAATGTGCGGGGTCAAATCATTGACACCATGGTCGCTGCTGCTTGCATCGATGAAAACCGATTCAGCTACGCCCTTAATGCCCTCGGTTTCGATTACCTCAAAGAGGTTAAGTCTGAGCAAGGATTAAAAGAAGCCGCACAAGACTTTGGTGTTCATGCCAAGAAAGAACTCTGGCGCTTGCCTGCCATGTTTGTGGGCGAGTACGCCGAGCAAGATGCTGCGCTCACGCTCAAGCTCTGGCAGCACTTCAAGACGGTCTTACGCAAGGAAGAAGTTGAATCGATCTTTGATCTAGAGACTGAACTTTTGCCTGTGCTGGTTGGCATTACCAAGCGGGGCATTCGCTTTGATCGCGATCGGGCGACCAAGCTTGTGAGCGAGATGCAAGACAAAGAGGCTCAACTGGTCAAAGCCATTCGCAAAGCCTGCGGGTCGCCCGTGGATATCTGGGCCGCAGCCAGCATCGCTATAGGGTTTGACAAGCTTGGGATTCATTATCCAAGGACCGCGAACGGACTGCCAAGCTTTACCAAGAGTTTTCTTGATACGCACGAACATCCGATCTGCAAGCAAATCGTTGAAGCGCGCGAACTGAACAAGACCCACGGCACGTTCTTGCAGCCTTACTTAGACTTCTCTGCGCACGATGGCCGCATTCACCCGCACATCAACCAGATTCGATCAGACGATGGCGGCACAGTCACAGGGCGGCTATCCATGGCCAACCCCAATCTTCAACAGGTCAGCGCAAGACACGAGGTTCTTGGTCCATTAGTCAGGGGGCTTTTCCTTCCGGAACAGGGTCAAAAATGGGCCGCAAACGACTTCTCGTCTCAAGAACCAAGGATCTTGATTCATTACGCACATTTACTAGGTCTTTCTGGTACTGACGAAGTCGTGAAGGCTTATCGAGAGAACCCGAGAACGGACTTCTATCAGATCGTAGCCGACGCAGCGAACGTGCCACGGAAGGTTGCGAAGACATGTACCCTGGCCATCATGTACAGCGCCGGAAAAGCAAAGATGGCTCAACAGCTTGATATGCCTCTGGATGAGGCCAGTGAACTCATCAAAACCTTTCACCAAAAAGTGCCCTTCTTGCGTAGCACTGTGGATGCCGTGACGCGTCGGATCGAGCACCGTGGTTCAGGAGGCGCGATCCGTACACTCTTGGGTCGCAAATGCCGCTTCCCGCTTTGGGAACCTATTGAGTGGGGCATTAATAAGGCGTTGCCTTTTGAGGAAGCGTCCATTAAATATGGGCCAAGAATTAAACGGGCCATGACTTATAAAGGATTAAATCGACTGATCCAAGGTTCGGCTGCCGATCAAACAAAGAAGGCCATGGTCGAGCTTCATAAGGCGGGATTTGACCTACTACTTTCAGTACATGATGAGCTTGCGCTGTCTGTGAACAAGCGTGAGGAGGCTGAAGAAGCCGCACATATCATGGCTAATGCTGTGCAGCTTGAAGTACCGTCAGTAGTGGACGTTGAGATAGGTGAGACGTGGGGAGCGTCGATGGGATGAGCATCTTTACATTGTTCTCCATGGGCTGCATAATGAAGCTGGTAGTGTCCATAGCTACCTCTTCGGTTTGTTGGTGGTTGGCCCGTGGTCCAAGGATCACGGGTCTTTTTTATGCCCACTAAGAAGAAGTCCAAGAAAGGGCGACCACGCTTATGGTTTAAGCGTGAGAAAAAGGTTGTCTCGCCCTCGCGCAGACAAACGAAACCATGGTGTACGGTGATGCTTCCGTTGGAAGCGTATGCAATGCTGACAGAGTTAAGTGAGTTTCATATTGTTTCTCGTTCAACGATTGCGCATCGCTTGATCTACGCAGAGTTTTTACGTACACTTTCTCGCGTAGACCCCGAGAAAGCTAAAGAAATGGAGAAAGAATTTGAAGCACGCTTTCACAATCCCGTTATCGAACGTGTTGAATGAATTAAACGTATTTGTTCAATACGAAGTCCTGCCAGCCGAAGCTGGATTGCCAGAGCAAATCGATATCAAAACCGCATGGCTTGATCTTGAACACCAAGACAGGCCAAGACGTGTCAACATTCTCGGCGCATTGACAGAATCTAATCTTATGCTTTTAGAGGACGAAGCCTTTGAACACCATCGAACAATACAAAAAGCTGACCAAAAGCGGGATTCGAGCCAACATCAATTATTACCAGAACCGAATGGATCAGTTGAAGCAGGAGCTACGCGAAGCGCAGTACCAGTACCAATTGAGTATCTCCGTGTACTCATGGATGATTGACCAAGGAGAAACCCATGCAACACCTGACCGACCGACTTCGGCTGATGGCCGAGCAAATGACTGATATGGAAGATGCGCGCACGATCATGTACGCCGTTAACCACATTGAAGCTGCCAGGGTCTGGAAGCTTCGTTGGGCCGAGGCTGATGAGAAGTTACACAAGCTGCATGAGATGCATGACAAACTACTGAGGGAATACAATGAATACAGAAAACAGCACGGAGACTGACTTTCCCATTAGCCCTAAACAAATGAAGTGGCCGTTCAGAACTAAGGAAGAGCAAGAAAAAATCATCAAATGGCGACAAAAACAAAAAAGACGTGATAAAGTAAATGAACTCAGCGATGTTGAGTTAGCACCTTACTGATACAGGAGAAAGAAGATGGAAGAACGTCAATGGAAGTCCGGTTCAGATGTCCTAGCAAGGTTTCGTAATCAGCCTGCTGCCAAGACGCTTACGCGTTTTGATCTGCGTGGCGCAGTAGACATCGACAACCAACCTATCGAAGCGATTGAGTACTGTTTTCGCGGCGTTGGCTTGGCAATCAACATTAAGCGTGAGCCACGCGAGACCTGGATCCCACCGAGTGAGGATCCTTTTTACAAGGCCAAGTGGTCTTTTTACAAAGCTCTATTTTCAACAGGAGAGTAATCATGTGGAAGAAACGTAAACAAAAAGAAACTGAGCAGGACGTTGCACCAGAGGCACCTGCCAAAAAAGTTTCACCGCTTAAGGGACGCAAGCTCGGTCCTCGCAAAAAGCCTTCGCCCTTGAAAGGACGCAAGCTCGGTCCTCGCAAGACCAAGGTTTACACGGTGCCATTGTCCGCGCTCGAAGCAGCTACAAACGCGGTTAAGAAGACCAAGGTCACTCGCGCTCAACTTGCTAAGGAACTTGAACCTGGACTGAATGCGCTCTTTGGCTTGGAGTTCAAGAAGACTGTACAGGCACCAAGCGTCAATACGCTTTTACAAGAACGTGCGCTGCAATACGGCACCTTTGTCTCGCTTGCTAAGACAGCGCAGGAGTTTAAGAGCGTGCTCTACAGGGAGCTTGGCTCAAGGAACAAGCGCCTTGCTGACGATCAATCAGAAGCTCTTGACATGATCTTTCATAAGATCGCTCGCATCATCAACGGCAATGCCGATCACGTTGACTCATGGGCTGATATCGCAGGCTACTCAACACTCGTGGCCGAGCGGCTGCAAGGCAGGACGCTATGACTAAAGATCACGAAGCCATTGTTCACGTCATCAAGGTGGCGCTTGATCATCACGAGTGGCGGCTTGTACGCCACCTCACGCGTCTTATCGAGATCCTGGATGCGGATGATGCCGAGCATCTTGCGCAGCCGTCCTTCCTGATGCGCCAATCAGGTTTGGGAGGTACAGAGCCATGAAGGGCATGGCGTCATTTGAGAACCGTGAACTGATCCTGGAGCTTCGCTCACGGGCCAAGGACCACGGGTTCAAGGAGATGCGCAAGATCAACAAGCAATGGGTCGTCTACGAGGTGGACGACCGAGCGCTTGCCAAGCTTGTCAGGGACATGGTGGAAGAGGAACGTGAGATTTGCGCACAGATTGCAGATCCCGTGGCATCACGGGGTGTTTCAGACTTAATTAGAGGACGATCATTGTGACTATTTATCCGACACAGACCAAAGTCATGGCGATCACGGCTCCAGAGCCTGTGTTCGTCTTGAATGGTATGACTTACCTGCCCCATTACAGCAAGCCCTGTTGGGTGCAGCCAGGAGCTTTTGTAACGACCTACAACGCCATGAAGAAGATGGAGGAGTACCAAGAGGACGTGAGCAAGCGGCTTTCTGCCTCAGAGCTCTTTGCCATGGGAGCTAAGGTTGAAGAGCAACCCTTGTGGCCTCGGGAGTGGACGAAGAACTGGCAACAGTGGTTGAGGCCCTAGTCATGAGTCCCGCTTACAAGTTCGGGATGCTTGCAGCATGGCTCGAGGGCTATGCTGAGGGCCTGCCGGATTACTGCACGGCAGAGAAGTTCAAGATCAAGGAGGCTGCGGAACTGCTTATGGAGGTCTATGAGCAGCGGATGCAGGGCAACGATGGCTGGAAACACCATACAGGAGACAGGGCGTGAAGAAGATGCCAAAGGAGCGCCGAAAGCAGATGATCTTCGATTACCTGAAAGGGTTGAAGAATCCCGTTACAGCAGAACACATTGCAGAAAAGCTCAACGTCACCGCCAAACGTGCGGATCAGCTATTGACCGAAATGGCTGAGGATGATCTGGTGGTGAAGTCCAAAGGGTACAAACAAAGTACCGTGCTTTGGAAAAAGACCATCATTAATTACTTCGCGGTCAAAGAGGAGCACAACACCTACAAGAAGCGCGAACCCAAGGTAGCGAGGGCTTGGCATGATCCCTTTGGCATAGGAGCACGGGCATGAAGGAAGCACTGCGCCAAGCACTTGATAGGTTGAACGAGATTGCGGATGACGTGTATTGCGACCAAAAACTAGAAGGAGTCATCACCGCCCTGCGCCAAGCACTTGTCGATGCCGACGACACATCGCAAGAACGTGTCGATGAAAAGGCAAAACGTGAACATGAATGGGTTGGTCTGACGGCAAATGAAATCTGGGAATGCAACAAAGCAAAGAGTGGCAGTGCTGTGGAGTTTCACATTTGCTATGAACATCAGAACGTGGAGGATTTTGCGGAAGCTATTGAAGCCAAGTTAAAGGAGAAGAACCATGGATAGAGAAGACATCATCCGAATGGCGCGAGAGGCGGGATTTGATCCACACGACATGAGTGACGACTTTACTTGCAACTTAGTGGACATTGAACGCTTCGCCAAGCTTGTTGCTGTTGCCGAGCGTGAGAAGTTGGCCGCTTGGATGATCGAGCGCGGCTACGCAACCGGTCATGGCGACAGCATAGAAAAATTGTTGGAAGAACTTGAATGGCAGATTGAAGAGCGCATAAGAAACGAGCGTTCTGCGTGTGCGAAGGTGTGTGATGTGCTTGCTGTACATCCTGAATATGCGTCAAACATTACAAAGGTGGCCGCGCAAGCAATCCGAGCAAGGGGAAATACATGAACCGAGAACAAATAATCCGCATGGCGCGGGAGGCTGGATTGGCTTACGGATCTGACGAAAAGCCATTAGGTTCTGTAACACGTTTCGCTGCCCTTGTCGCCGCTGAGAAAGAAAAGCAGATCATTGACATGCTTGAGCGATTGCAAGAGCGAAACGAATCACACAATTACTACGCGTACGCAATCAACGTCATACGAGCAAGGATATGAAAGACTACCTCGCGGGTGAAGCTTCATGGCGCACGGCTCAGGAACAAGCGCCACCGCTGGGGGTGAAGCTGTTGCTATTGAACCCAGGAGGCACCTGCGTAATCGGGACTTGGGGCGATTGGGCCAAGGCTTGGGCACCACTGCCCAAGGTCCCCGGGCATATCAAAAAACTACTATTGGAGAAACGAACATGAGCGGTGATCACAATGCACACCAGAAGGCCACGTCTTTCGTTGAGCCTTTCTTCGTTGATATCCCTAAGTTGGCAAGGGGGGCTGGGATTACCCTCAGCAAGAACATTCAGTCCCAAACAAGATTTCACGCCGATCTGGTCAGCCTGGATAGCTTTGCTTTTGACGTGGGTGAGCGTAGGCTTGACCATTGCCTTAAAGCGCTCAGACAGGCGGGCTACGATGAGGCTGCGGACTATTTACAAGGGGTTGGCTAGGTATGGACATCAACGAGCTAGAAAAGCTCCCAGAGGCCGTTTTAGAGGCCTTTGTGGGCGGTCAAATGGTTCAGGTCGTCTACGTGACACTGGCCGATGGACAAAAACTGATCTTCTTGGGGCCTCCCATGGACGCTGGCGACGTTGAGGGGGTGCGAGAGGTGACGTTTGGGGAGCACGTCCACGCCGCGCTGCTGCAACACGTCACTCAAAGGCACCACAGACTGGCAGTGCAGTAGACAAAACATCCTCTGTAACCGGGTTACAGAGGAGACTTGGTAGGCCCGTGGGTCAAGGTCAAAGGATTGAGGTCCGAGGATCAAGGCTCACGGGTCTTTTTGTTAGTGAGCACTAACTTAGGGAGGAAGTGGCAGGGTTCAAGGACCAAGGATCAAGGGTCATGGGGATCGCTATAGGTTTTTGGGGTGGTGGGAGGGGATGAACGGAGGTGGAAGGGTGATGAGCGGTAAAAAGGGTCAAAAATGGACGAAATAAATGTATGTATATAGAAGCGGGGTTTTAGGGTGAAGTTCACTATAAAAAAGTATAGCAGTAGGGAAGGGTTGGGGAGTATTACTTCTGAGCGCCTATTAGATGAACTTTCTGTGTTTGAAATTTTTTTTTTTCAAAACTTAGAAAGTAGTGTAATAGACGTAATGGTGTAAGAAGTACCGCCGTTATTGGGGTTCTACATTACGTCTATTTTTTCATTACGGTAATGGATTTGCTATTAGTATGTACATAAGTGTAAGATACACTTATTACGTTGAAAGTTTACTATTACGTTGAATTACAGTGTTGTTTTTAAGGGACGAGATGGATTTCGTTAATAGAATCAAGGACTTACAAGACATTACGTTATATTACTATACTTTCTTGATTTTAAAAAAAAAAAAAAATGAAAA